ATCTTGAAAGCGGAGATACTCAGGAAGATGTTAACCGAGATATTGAAAGACTTGCTGAGATTGCCGGGTTCAAGGTTGTTCAAGGTGGTAAAAAAAATTAAAAGAATATAAAAATGGCAAGTGATACTTATTTATCATGGCTTTTAAAGAAATTGGGAAAAGGAGCTGCAAGTCCAGTTACTACAGGTCTTCAGGTAGCCTTATCACCTACACCCACTTCTTCTGAAGATACACTTCCAACAGGATTTACAACAGGTCGTGCTGGATCTAAATATACTATTGATTCTTCTAAGCCAACTTCAACACAACGATTAAAAAAATATTTAGATGATAGACCTGATAGTCGTCAACCTCCATCACAAAAAACTATTTATTTAGATGAAAAAAATAAAAAGCTTGCTTTAGAATTAGTAAATTCAATAGATATGGATCTTACTTTTAAACCTCCATCAGATGCAACGAAAAGAATTTCAGAAATTATTTTAAATAAAAATTATGGACCTAGAAAAAAAGGAAGTTCTTTAGGAAAAATAAATTTTTCTATGGTTCCTCAAAAAGGTTTGTATCCTTTAGAAATTTATGGAGCTGGTAGACTTCCTAAAGGTCAAATCGGACCTTTTATATCACCATCAGGAAGTACAGAGGGAATACATCTTGGAAGTATGATTAAAGATTTACTATATAAAAAAAGAAGTGGTGGAGCTATTGAAAGAAATCTCTATAATTATGAACCACGGGCTATATAATAAATGGATATTCAAAAATACAGAGACTTTATTAAAAGTAGTGACTTTGATGATCTCAAGGAAGAAAAAGAAGATAGACTTCAAACAATAGAAGATTTGTATAATCCGGGTCTTCACTCACCGGGTACATTAGGCATATGGCAACTGATGGATCGTGTCCAGTTTATGATTGCCCTGTTTCATAATCAAGTTGGCTTACACCCTTCTATGCATAATCCTGATAAGGATTTTGATAAGGTACGGGATCAGGTGGCAGTTCTTGCACAGGATATGTTTATTTTATTTAGTCTTGTAATGGAGCAGCAATCCAAAAGAGATTCTTTAGTTAATTAAAAATGGAAACTATAAGTAGTACAGCTTCAGAAACAAGTCGGCAGCTACGTGATCACATAATCGAATCAATTATAAGTAATTCGCAAAACGATTTTTTTACCTTTCTTCGTACTGTAGCCCCGACTTTGATTGCTGATTTTAAAATGGGTCGGCATATTGAACTGATAGCTTCAAAGTTACAGTCTGTTGAAGAGGGAAAGCTGAAACGCCTGATGGTTTTTCTTCCACCCCGTTCCAGTAAATCTCTTATTTGTTCAAAGCTTTTTCCCGCATGGTACATGGGACGACACCCTAATCATGAAATCCTGACAGTTTCCCATTCAGATCAGCTCTCCAGTGATTTTGGTAGAGCTGTAAGAGATATTGTTAATACAGAGTTATTCCACAGTATTTTTCCAACAGTTTCTCTTAGAAGTGATGTCAGGGCTGCAGGAAAGTGGCAGACAAATCAGAATGGGGTTTACTATGCTGCGGGTGTTAAAACACAGATTGCGGGTCGGGGTGCTCACGTTGCGATTCTNGATGATGTCATGTCGGAAGAAGATGCTTTCAGTGCGGCAGGACGTAGGTATATAAAAGAATGGTATCCGGCTGGTCTTCGAACCCGGTTAATGCCGAATGGATCTATTGTTATTATTAATACACGTTATCATGAAGATGATATATGCGGATGGTTACTGGGAGCAGCACCACCTGATTATAAAGAAAATACAACAAGAGATACTTCCTTGGATTGGGAAGTCATAAAGATACCTGCATGGTTGGATGATGAATCTTCCAAGTTATTAAATCTTCCTTTAGGCAGTTCTTACTTTCCTGAATGGAAACCACATTCAATTTTGAAACAGGATGAAGATGAAATAAAAAGACATAATGGAAGTAAGTATTGGCAATCTCTTTATATGCAGGACCCCACCCCGGATGAAGGTGGGATTTTAAAAAGAGAATGGTTTAAAAAATGGAAGGGAAAAGATCCTCCTGATTGTGAATTTATTATTCAGACTTTTGATACAGCTTTCAGTGTTAAGACAACAGCAGATTTCAGTGTTCTTCAGACATGGGGTATTTTTGATAAGTATGAAGTTGATAGTTCAGGAAGGGAAAGACTTGTTCCTCATTTAATTTTATTGGGAAATATCAGGGATCGATTTGAATATCCTGAATTAAGATCGACAGCACAGGATGAATATGATAAGCATACACCAGATGCTATTATAATTGAGAAAAAGGCATCAGGTCAGTCCTTGATACAGGATTTAAGAAGGGCTGGTTTACCTGTATTGGAATATACACCGGATCGTGATAAGGTAAGTAGGGCAACAGCATGTACACCTTTTTTGGAAGCAGGACGTATCTGGTTACCGGAAAATCGTGGTTGGGCAGGTGATTTGATAAATGAAGCGGCAGCATTTCCAAGTGGAACGCATGATGATCAGGTTGACTCAATGGTAATGGCTATTCTATACATGCGTGATTCTTGGCGTGTAGACCATCCTAATGATCCCCGCTTTGATGAAGATGAAGATAATGATATTTATAAAAAACCCAGAAAAGGTTATTGGAGATTTTAGAAATGGCTGGAAAAAAACAAGGATATAAAGCACGTTTAAATGAACGCCTTGGGATGACTCGTGGTAAAGAATCAGGTAAAAAAATGTCAAAAGCAGGTCGAGCTGCGGTTTCACGAGCTACACGTAAACCTAAAGGATCTTATGGTTTTAAAAAATCTAAAAAAGCCTGATAAAATTAAACATTATTTGGTTCGTCCTAAAATAGAGGATTACAAAAATCCAAGTAATCATTTTCAAGATGTTTGTAAATATCTTGTTTTAAAATTTGAGGATACGTATAAAAAATGAAAAAAGAAATTACAGTCAACGCAGGTGGTAAAGTTGAACAGAAGATTATCAATACGGAAATAAAAAAATCTCCGCCATCTGTTTCTATTGGTCCAGTAAAAGCTTCCCACGATAATATAGCTATAGCTGTTGGTGTTGTTCTTGTTTTAGCTTTAGCGTGGGTTATCATTAAAAAGTGGTGGAATAAGAAAAACAAGTAACATAAATAAAGGAGTATAGGTTATATGCCTATAGTAGAGCGCAACGCTTTTATTCCTTCTATTGTTGGCGTTGATAATGAAGAAGAAGATTACGAAGATCAATCTTCAATTGAAATAGAAATTGAAGGCGATGGAGATGACTCTTCAGTTATCATTGCTATGGATGAAGATACGGCTGCACTTATGGCAGCTGAACAGGATCATTATATAAATATTGCTCAGTTTCTGGATCAGGCTGATTTAGTTCGAATTGGTCAGAATGCTGTTGATCAATATGAAGCAGATAAATCTTCCCGTGAAGAATGGGAATCAACTTTTGAACGTGGGTTTGATCTTTTAGGTTTAAAACTAAAAGAAACATCAGAACCTTTTGAAGGAGCCTGTACAGCAGTTCATCCTATTTTAATAGAATCAGCTGTCAAGTTTCAAAGCAAAGCTTCAAATGAATTATTTCCGGCAGTCGGTCCTGTAAAAACAGAAATTATGGGAAAGCTTACACCTGAAAAAGAAGAACAGGCTAACCGGGTTCAGAACTTTATGAACTATCAGGTTACGGAACAGATGTCAGAATTCTTTGATGAATTTGAACGAATGCTTTTCCACCTTCCCTTAATTGGTTCTGCTTTCAAGAAAATCTATTATGATATGAATAAGGAACGTCCTGTTTCCGAATTTGTTCCCGTGGATCATTTCTTTGTTTCCTATAATGCAACAGATCTTATGTCGGCAAATAGATATACTCACGTTATCTATAGGACACCTAATGATTTAAGAAAAGATATTGAAGCTGGAATGTACATTGATCCAGATAATGGTTTACCTGAACCACAAAGTCCCCAGTTAAATGGTATTACTTCCAAGATTGATGAAATCATGGGACGGTATCCTTCAGAAGAATATGATAATCAGTATGTTTTACTTGAACAGCATTGTTATCTTGATTTACCGGAACCGTTTAATAATGATAATGGTGTAGCTGATCCTTATATTCTGACAGTTGAAGAATCTTCAGGACAGGTTCTNTGTATTCGACGTAACTGGCAGAAAGATGATCCTAAAAGAGAAAAACTAACTCACTTTACACATTATAAATTTGTACCCGGATTTGGTTTTTATGGTCTTGGTCTTATGCATTTCTTAGGAAATCTGACTATGTCAGCTACAGCAGCCCTGCGTAATCTTATTGATGCAGGACAGTTTGCTAATCTTCCGGGAGGATTTAAAGCCAGAGGGGTTAGAGTTGTTGGTAATAATGATCCAATAGCTCCGGGAGAATTCCGGGAAGTCGAAGCTACCGGAATGGATTTAAATAAAGCTATTGTTCATAATCCTTACCGGGAACCTTCGCAGACTTTATATAATATGATGGACTATCTTACAAAGTCTGGTCAGAAGTTTGCTGATAGTACAGAACAGGTTATTAATGATTCTACAAATTATGGACCTGTCGGAACAACAATGGCTCTTCTTGAAGCTT